CCTACATCAAATGAACTTGTGAATCCATCCGTTGCAGTTACACTATTAAAGTTGATTTTTTTAGGAGCAAATGTGTCTGCTATATCATTGTTATTCTTAAACCACAAAAATGCTCTTGTAAATTTAGGGTCATCTAAAAAGCTATCTATTACATTTTCGTTAAATGTAACCCCAATTTTAGAAGCTATTGCATCAAATATAGCTGACAATCTAACTGCCGGGAATAAATCCGTGTGATAGATAGGTGTTGCACTCTTTGAAATATCCCAATCTTTTTCTTCAGCTCCGCCAGTATCCCATTGCCAAACATTCTTAGACGAAATTAAAGGGAATTTTACATCGGAATCGACTAAGCCCTCTACTCTATCTTTTATATTTGCACCTGTATAGTTAAAATCAAGTGCTGAATAGTCTAAATCTTTTAAACTTAAGCTATTGAATTTATCCTTTAGTGAAACAACAGATCCAAAGAAAGTAATTTGATAGTTATTTAATTCCCCGTTTTTAAACTGAGCTTTCTCTAGCTGAATTTTACCAATTCTAAAAGGTATTGTGTCTAGCTCTATAAATCCATCCTTTCGTGTTCTAGCGTCAAACCCATCGTCTACATCGTTATCATACCAATGTTTAAAAATAGAGTTGTTATTTGGCGAAGCTGGAACTGTAAACGATTGACTGAAATCCGTAAAGGTTTTAGATATATCAGAAATATCTTGAACGCTAGATGTAACGCTGATTTTTTCATCGCTGAAAAGCTCAATTCTTTTTGCTAAACCTGCTGAATCGTAAATGTATAAACCAACTACTATCATTAAATCACGTTGTTAATAAGATTAAATGCGTACTCAAACTCTAATTCGTAATTAATGTTTCTATCTTTTAAAGATGTTTTAATGTCTGTCGATTGCGTTCTTACATCAACTGGCTTATCGTCTAATAAAATCGTTTCAGACAAAAGCAAATCCTGAATTAATTCACTATAATTTTCAGGAACCCATCCAGTGTTTAATTTTATTGATTGCTTACCATTAACGTTAAACGATGTAGTTTGTCCGCTCTTAGGATTATAATCTATTGAATCAGGCATCACATTATATGACGTACCTGAAACATTAATTGTACTTGATTGAGCTTTAAAAAAAGTTAGATATTGCCACCCCCCAAAACGATTAATAAATTGACACTTTACTGGAGTATATTTAGATTCACAAATTGGCTTAATTGTAAACGTTTTGTTTAATTCTATTGTTGATCCATTAGGTGTATATTTAATAGTAATTGTATTACCATTATCATATTTAACCGATGAAGTCCTAACGGGTATTTTTATAACAGTGTACCTATCATAATCAGGTTGATTATAATTAACAGTCACCTCATTTCTACCAAGTAAATCTTTATATGTAGCAGAAATTTTTGCACTTGTATTAGTTGTAAAATCAACTGCAACATCTATAAAAGGCCAATCAGATTGACTTGAATTTTCATCGTATTGTATCTCAATATTTTGATTAGCAAGTATGACACATTTTTCATCTGTATCGGTCGCATTCATTCCTTCTGAGTACAATGTAAATCCATCAACACCTAAATAATCTTCTGTTGTTAAAAGTGTATATTCTCCAACTGATGTTTCTTTATATCTTTCAACTCTTACATTAGCAAATAAATACAGGGTTATATCATAAGATGAAACGTTTTTAATATACTCTCTGATAAATTGAGAAATATTATAATCAGTTCTTAACTGCGTATCTGAAGGAGATTTTTTAGAAAGCACATAAGTTGGTGTAACTGGTATTGGAGTGAAGCCATCGCCAATATATAATTTGACTTGTGAGCCTATTTGCCCAGACTCATTTATTGTAACTATGTAAGGACTTCTTGCGTTAATTATCATTTCCCTTGTAAATTTAAATCAATTATTCTGTCTACATCTATTGCAACCTGAGTTGGCATTTGCTTTTCTATATACTTTTTAAATCCTGCTTCGTATGGTTTGGTAAAAAACAACGTAGGCTTTATGCCTTGCGCATAAATTCTATTAGCAATAATGAATCCAAGCGTTTTATAGCTTCCTTTTTTAAACTGCCCTTTCTCATCTCTCAACCTTATGCCACGTTTTTTTGCCCATTCAGCAATTGGCCCTGCTGGTGGCCTTTTGTTTGTGAACATAAAACGGGAGTTAGGAGCTTTTTGCTTTCCGTTTTTAACCATACTAGGCATTGCGCCTTTCACACCCTCATCCATAAACTGTCCGTATTGCTCCATTCTAAAAGCTACAATCGCATAGTTTTCTTCAGTTACTATTTCTCCTTTAATGCTATTATATAATGTCTTAGAAACGTTATTTTTCCCCTTAGACAAATTAGCTTTTGCCTGCTGAATAACATATTTTTTATATGTATCAAGAAGTTTATAACTGCTTTCTAGCATATGGTCATTTCGTTTGGAACTATAATATCAAATGTTAATGTCCATCCAGCAATTTTATTTTCAAATCTGTCTGTGAATGGTTCTGCTGATGGCTCACTTGTTATCATTACTTGACTAGAATAAAGCGACCCTCTCATTAATTCTGTTGATAATCTCTGAGCCTGAGTCAATGTAGAATTTAAAACATCTTGCTCATTATCATTGCCTTCCCATAAATCAACAATTTCTTCTTTGGAATCATCGACTAAATCCATAAAAAGAATAGAAACGTTCATTGAAATTGTGACTTCGCCTAGCGTCACGTTGTTTACAATTATATGATTTAATGGAAATATCGTTTGCTTAGTTAAATCAACTGCAAAAATGTCCCCAATAGTAACGGTATTAACGAACGGTGTCGCTTTTAAATAGTTTTTTAACGTATTTACAACATAAAAATATCCGTTCATCGGCTTTGTTTTTTTATCAGTTTAATTTCTAAATCGTTTTTTTGCTTTTCAAATGTCAAAAATGTCAAACATTGATTAACCGGTAATCTGGAAATTTCATCAAATCTTCTGACATCTCCCTGAGCAAGTGCATAAATTGAGGAGTACCATCCCCATCTTTTACCAAATTGTGCTTGCTCATCAAAAGTTGAATCTGCGGATTCGCCTCCAAATAAGTCAGAGTACTTTTCAACAATTCGTTGCCTAAATGGTAAAAAAAAACCCTCGCAGATAATGCAACGTCTAATGGCGCATCTAGCATTTTGTCAGCATAAATATCTGAACCTTCGTATGGTTCAATTAAATATTTTTCTTTAATCTTTGATGTAACTGGTCTATACATTACAGCCATAGCCCGATGAAGATCAGCAATGTCCACAATATAATTGTCAAGATCCATATATTCCCCCTGAGATATATCATCAAGATTTGGAATAAATCCATATTCAATACCATTTAAATTAAACCTTTGTTTTAATGGTGGTATCTTTTCAAATAACTTATTTATTGTCGTTACAATTTCAATTATTTGCTTGCGCTTAAATTGTGTGACATATTTTAATTCTACGTTGCAGAAAATTTCAATCATTTTATGATGAATAAATTCTGATTCTTCATTCTGATCTGCAACTTTTACAAACTTCTGGTACTGACTTATTTTAATTTCCCTTAAATCAGTTGGAATCGTTATCTCTAACTTCATAATTTATAAACGTTAATTGTGATTTTTTGTTATTAGTACACGAAATACTGCCCTTTGTTGGGATTAGAGAGATTATAGAACACGTTGTAACGTATGGCATCAATAGCGTGGTTGTAGTTGTCAATGACCAATCCAGACTTTTTATCGGAATAGGTGTAATTGTTAAGCTCTTTTGCAATGTTTTGTGAGTTAGGTTCTAAAACTATTTCGTAATCCTGCATTAATGCTAGTCCAGCGGTAATTGATCCAGCTCCTTTCTCTGTTGCTACGATATTGCAACGCTGATTTTGAAGCTCAGCAATCAATCTTGGTTCTGCGCTATCTGCTACAATTAAACTGCCTCCGCAAACTTGCTTGTTAATTACTGCAATTTCGGATGTGGTTAGCTTTGGTTTATATAAATGCTCCTTGACATAAATCTTTCGTTTGTTTTTATCAATCGCCACCTCAACTAATGTTGTCGGATCTATTGAGAATCCAAAGTCCTGACCAAATGATGTCTGTAAATTATCAGGATTAAATGGTCCAAAGCTCCAGTTAGTAAACACAACTCCTTCTGCTTTGTCTAGCCAGCCTCCAAGAATTTGATGCTTGTATTTCTTTTTGTTGTGCTCTTTAAGCGATTCAATTTGCGTGATGAATGAATCACTTAGATTGTCATAGTTATCAAGATACGTTGTATGTATGTAAGTCGTGTCCTGCTTTGTGGTAGATTCCCCTGCCTCCACTCCTTTTGATTCAAAGAATCTTTGGTAGATAAAATGCTCCTTTGTCGTTGGATTCAAAATAAGAATAACCCTGTTCTGCTTGGTGTTATGTCTTACTGATAAATCAATCTTATCAAACACATCTTCATCCACAAGTTCTTCAGCCTCATCCAATACAAAGGTAGTAACACCACTCAATGATTTTAGATTTGCGGTCTGTGTGCCAGATGATGTCTTGATTCCTTTGAATAGAATCTTAGACTTAGTTTTCAGATTTATGATTTCATCTTTTGTAATTGAGAAATCATTCTCAAGCCCAGCCATTTCTATTTTTTCAACAAACTCTGGGATAATCGATATGTGAGCCGATACCAATGTGTACCTAGTAAACAGTATCACGTGTCCAACTTCGTACGTTAGAAGCAAAAGAAATGAGTTCAGGGCGAATGATTTACCTGAACCCCTTCCTCCAGTTATAACGTAATACCTTGAATCGCTTGCAAAAAGCGGTATGTATTTCTTATTTAAGTTTATCACTTAAAATTTAACGATGTCTTTGATGTCAAAATCGTTGATTGTATGCGTTGTGTTTTGGTCCACTACCTGTTTAGGCATACCAAATTGATACTGAAAAAACAGTTTAACTGCCCAGTCTTTGTGATCATCTAATGCTTGCGCAAGTACGGCAAATGCTTTAGGCTCTAAAGGTGTTAGCTTTTCAATCAGAGATAATTCTTCTGCTTTGCTTTTTCTTCCTGCGCCTTCTCTTGCGCCACCTCTTTTATTGTCTTCCATTTGAAAAAAATTGATTATTCAAATTATAATTTTTTAAGTTCGTTCCTAACTTCAACCCAAAAATCTCCGCAAGGTTCAATGTTTATCATTCTACAATTCGTACCGCCTTTTTCATTTGTATAATCTTCCCATTCCCATACGGTTGGTCCAGAATTATAAACAATATGAACTGCTTGCTCTGCACACTTTTTAATAAGCTCTTCGGTTGTTAAGTCAGATAAAATTAAATCTCTAAACTCATTGTAAATTTTTTCAGCTGATGCTGATGGCTCTATCATTTTCATATTAATGTTCGTTATATATTCTTCTAAGCTCTCCTATCATATCTCTCCAGCACGATGGGCAGGATGATTCACGAAACGGTGTATTAAATACCGCTAGATAAATTCGTTGCAAATCTCTTTGAATACCTAAACTTAATGTGTTTGGATTAGATGCAAAGAAATCAGATAAATAAAGGTAATCATCCTCAGCTAAACAGTTTGGCTTTTTGTAAGGAAAGATTTTATTTAGTTTCTCTTTGCGTTCATCGCATCCACAATCCCAATCTAATGCTTTTGAAAGTGCTTCGACTCCCTGCTTAATTCCAGTTGCTTCGGTGATTGCTTCAATCGTATCGCCTAGCCCTTTTGGTTTTCTTTTTGCCATTGCTTTAATTTTTGTTTACAACGTTGAATTGTTTCAAATATGTTCATTAATGAAATCCCTGAATCTTTTGACATTTTACGCATTGACACATTGGTTGTAATGTAAATCAAATACATCTTTTTATCATACCAATCCCACGTATTAATATAATCTAGGTATGGTTTTATAAAATCAGCAACTTCTTCTTGATATGTATCCTCTTTTAATCCGTATTCTATCTCTTGAGTTATTTCAATTTTATCAACTTTCTTTCGGTGCAGGTCCATTGTAAGTGATCGAAGCGTAAAATAAAAATAGGCTTCGTTTATTTGCTTACCGTGTACCCTAATGTAAGCCTCTTGCACTATGTCTTCTGCATAATTCTTTTCTCCGAACCCTTCTACAATTTTAATCCAATGCTTGTGGCGAGAGTAAATCTTATGCATCCAACTGGTAAAGCTCCTTTTTAACTTGCTGATAGAAATTTAATAAATTATCCTCGCTTCCATCAAGATGCCCAATGAATAATTCAATTGAATACAAGGCGCAAGATATAGCTCTTTCCCTAGATCCACAGAAGAAAAGGTAATTATTAACTAAACTGCTTGCTTGCTCTCTCGCATTCATTGGTTTTTTCGTATTTTCTTTGCCTTCTGTGCGACTTTAAATGCTAAGTAGAATATAACTACCAACTCAAACAAAACAAAGCCTACAATCGCAGTTATTAAATTATCCATTGAACTTATCAAGCTCGTGTTCTAAATACCATTTTGCTTTCTCTAAATCCTGTTTCTTGTTTGCTTTTCTTTCAGCTCGCAAGATATACTTTACTGCGTTACCTAATGCAAAGTTTAATTCGTAGGCTTCAATAATATCGATTGCCTCAAATCCTTTGGCTTTGTAATGGTCGGGATGATTAACTAAGTCGCTCATTGTCACAAAGTTTAAATAAAATTTTAATTAAAATCAATGTTTAATCCATAATTTTTCATAAGAATATGCAGTTGCGTATTTAAACCTTCTGCTCTGGTCCTATCCATTATTTCCATTGCCATACCAATACGAAAGAAATCAACCATTAATTTACCTGCTTGAAAGTATTGATCGCTGACTTCTGTATTTGGATCGCCTTGATAAAGCCTTTGTTCTAGCTTTAATAAATCTTGCAGTAGTCCGTTTGATTTGCTTTTAAGTGCTTGCTGATTAAATATGCTTGGTCTAAAATCGTTTTCGATGTGATCGATTAATGCGTTTAATAATCCAATATAAATTACAATTGTTTCTCGTTCTGTTAATTTCATATTTGGTTTAGCTTATATTTTTCAAGTAACGTAATACAATCCCCAACTGATTTGACAACTGCGTAATAATAACCGTGTGCAATAGCCTGCTTTTCAAATTCACGCTGGTATTCTGACTTGATGCCCTTTGGTGTTTTAACTTCTACAAAGATTCCATTCCATTTCTCGTTTGAAATCATCCAGAACATATCAGCAACACCACGCTTAACACCTTCCATTTTTAGTTTTACTGCAACTAATAGATTTCGCTGCCCTCCGTTTGGTATAGCAAAGAATGGAAACTTTTCAGCAATATCTAAATACTTGCAAATCGCTACTTGTAGCTTGTGCTCTTCTTGGTTTCTCATTATTCGCAAGGTTTAATTTCTCCTGTTTCAGTTAAATATGCTTTAAAGTCTGCTAAGTTTTCGATAAACTCCCGATAACATTGAGATTTGCAAGCCATTATTAACTCATCTTTGTCCTGATATTTAGGTAATAAACTAGAATAAATACGCTTTTTATCTTCTCCTGATGCTTCATAAATACCAAACTGTACAATGTAATCGTACAAAACGTGCAAGCCACCTGCAATCCAGTTCATTTTTATTGACCTTTCTTGACATCGCATCATTTCCTGAGCATACATATTTGCTGAATTTATTGCTGCCATCTTTAAATCTGCATCTGATGGGACAGGTTTTGCAGGTTCTACCACCTTTGCATTTGCAACCTTTCGCATTACTTCATTCTTTTGTTCAATAAACTTACGTACCCAACCGCAAAAATTAGATGGAGAAAAGAAAATGACATCATTACCTGCTGAATTAAACTCTCCGTTTAAACCTCGTTTTAAAGCGAGATTTATTTCATCGATAGATAAGTGTCCAAACGATGCAATATCTTCCATTAAAACCAAGACTAAAGCCTTGTGTTCGTCATCTGGTAATGGTTTAGATCCTAGCTTTATTTTAGCCAAAGATATTGAACGCATTGCAAGGTTCATCAAGTCCTGTTCTGTAAGGCTTGAAATCTTTAAAGATGTTTGAGCTTCAACAACATCTTTCTCGTGTCTGGACAATCCAGATATTGCGCTACTTGTATGGATTAACGAAAGTTCCATTTTGTATTTCTTCTGTTAATTGGTCGTGAACATTTTTCAAACTTATCATATTTTGCTGAAGTTTACCTAATTCTTGTTTAGGTTTATTGGTTTCAAACTTTGAAGCATTCCCTAGCCAAGTTGCAATTCTTCTAGTAATATCAAAAAACTTTTCGCTTTCCCAACGTTCTTTTCCTTTAGCGTTTTTCTCTGTCCAATAATTATAAAATTTTACTAACTCTTCATTATTAGCAAAAAGTGGAATGTGTGGATTTAGCATTTCGCTAAAATCTACTTTACTTTCTTTTACTTTTATTTCATTTACTTTACTTTCCTTTACTTTACTTTGTTGAACGGCCGTTGAACGATCGTTGAGCACCCGTTTAGCAGCCGATGCTTTACCTGCTAAAACTCGTTGTTCTTTCATCTTAAAGTAAGGCTCTAAGTACACTAACATCTTTGGAGAAAAGAATCTATTTTCTTCATCAAAATCAAAAAGCTCATAGTGGCAAAGCACCGTTTTAATCTTGGCATCTGAAGTGCCAAACTCTTCTGCTAATAGGTCGCAGTCTGCTAAAGGGTACATCATGTCGTGTTGATCTCTTAGCGTCTCTAATAGCATAAAATAAATGCCATATCCTTCAATACCCAACTCCTTTCTTAATCGCCTAATTTTGCGATCGTGTCTTGCATTTGAAAAATGCGGAAAATAAAATGCTTCTTTTTGCATGGCTATTTATATTTATTTTTTATCATCAAATGTGCCACAAAATAAAATGTTTCTTTTGAAGCTAATGGAATAAATACTTCAAACCAATTCCAATTAATTTGATTTGTTAATTTTAGTGTAATTAAAATTAATGTTAGCAAATCAATAATTCCTAAATTATTATTTTTCATATTTTAATAAATAAAAAAGCCAGCTGAGTGAGAGATCAGACTGGCTTAGTTGGTTATTAACCCTAGTAAACACCGAAAGACTCTCACCCCTTTCGCTATTTATATTCAAAGATAATAATAATTATCTCATTTTACATACACGTTTTTCAAAGATTCCTGCAAAGTGTGGGAAGTCTTGTTCAAATTTACGTGCGTAATCAGCGGTGTAGTTGTTGTTAATCTTAAACTCATCGTTACGTTCTATTTTAGATTCCCAACGGATGCGCTCAAAGATTGCTTTAGCTCCTATCTTGTTCTGCCCTGCACTTATTAACTGGTATGCATAGTGAACAAACTCTTTGTATATTCTAGGATTTCTTTCGTTGTATTCTTGGAATGTTTCTCTCATCTGGTTTAACAAGTTTTAGTTTTATATAATTTTCACGCAAGGTTTTGGCAATATGTTCCTGCCATTGATTGAAAGTAATTTGATTCATATACGATTTAATTTAACAATGTTCCAATTAGGTATGCCAATCGTTCGATTAATTAAAGTAGGATGATTGAAAATCAATGTGCGATCATCAGCGGTTGTGTCAATCAATCTGCTTGTTAGCGTTTCAGTTGATGCTCCAACCTTGTATTCGCATTCGTACATATCGCCAATATGTAGCTTGTATTTCTTGACCTCAAAGATAAATATCTCACGTCCTGAATCTGCTTTTAAAACATCTGTAACGTTTCTCATTTGTTTATGAATTTAAGTACTCATTTATAACTTGTTCAAATTCTGTAATCACTTCAGGGTATCTTAGTTGTCCCTTCTTATTATTGTAGATCTCCTGTTGTACTGCTGCTGGTGTAAACTTGCGAGCGGTAATAGGCAGGATGCCTTTCTTGTTTAATCTATCAGCTATCAGCTCATACATTACCATCTTTGGAATCTTTCTTTTATACATCCTCTTTCGGTTTTAATTCGTATGGTCGTGTGCCAATTACTTTGTAACCTGACCACATTTGCCAATCAACATATTTAACATATTCTTCACTAGATGCAAATCTTTCGATGCTGCTGTAATAATTGCCTGATGGAGATTTTAAATCTACTCGCAATACTTGTGGATATTCTTCAGCTTCCATATTAAAAAGGTAAATCGTTTTTCTTTTCTGATGTCCAAATTACTTTGCCATTGCCCAAATAATTCTTTGGTGTTTTTGCCTCTCTTTCTTCCTTAGATTGAGATTCAAAGATGCTTGCGTTGTTTCCAAATTTATCTACCTCATCATTGATAGTAATAGTCACGTTTAAAAATTGACCAGTCTTAC